GTTATGGAAGCTGAACGCCTGTGGGTGACGTATAGCGATGTCGCAAGTCTTAAAGATGACGTAACGAGTCTTGCCCTTAAGCGAATGAGTGTAAGGGTCTGTATTTAATTCAATACCGCCCCACTCACCGATCAAGATGTTGCTAAAGTCGCCTAACACAAAATCATCAGCCGCCAGCTGTGAGCTAGTCAAAAGGTTACGACCCAAGATGCTATTGCCGTCGCTAATGAAGTTACCCTCAACGCCTGAACCCTGCTTAGGCGTAGTTTTAACAGTCTCCCAAAAATCAGGTGAACCGATGTAAGTAAGGTTATTAGCAGCGTTTGAAGTCATCAAAGTTTTCATTTGAGTGACTAACTCGGCATAAGTTGGAGCTGTAGCACTTGCGAACGTAGGGTCTGCAACGCCAGTCGCACCATCAATTCCTTGTGGCTGACCAGATGAACCAGAACCGTAATAAACAGCCGCATCCATACCCAAAGCTAACGCCATGAACAAGTCGTTACGCACAATGCCTTCAATCGCTGGTGAGCTTTGTAGGCTCAAACGGCGAGACACTTCGGTATAAGCCGCAAGGTCTTTAGGTGATAACGTGATCTGGTCGAATTGTGGCTCGCTCTCTGTAGCGTCCCCATCTTCGGCACTAATCCAAGTCGCAGCCGCGCCAGAAGTCTGTCGTGGGATTGCAACATTACCAACTAAGCCCGGAAGCATAGTAGCGCCAGCTTGTAGGGCAACCATGTTGTTACGCAATACGTCAATGTAAGAACCAGAAAGCAAGTTAGTCGCAACCAACTCAGCGCCATCCGTAGCCGTTCCAGCCGTTAGATCACGGTTGAAAACTTCGGTTGGAATGAACGAGCCGCGCACTTTGAAATCGCCAGGCAGTGTACGCTCTGCTTCAGCGCATACTTCCAACTCAAAGCCAGCCGCATTTTGTGCTGAACGGTCATTCGGGTTAGCCATTGCATCCATCAAACGGACCATTGAGAAAGCATTTTTCTCTTTGCGTGATAGTCCAACATTACCGGCCGCTTCGCCAGTTTCTGTTTCTTGCTTTGCTCGAACCGCAGCGTTACGCTCACCAACTTTCTCTAAAAGCTCTTTATAAAAAGCGTTTGAGTCTGTACCGCGCTCGATAGCGTCCGCGCCCAACTTATCAAAGTCGTGCTGTTCTGCCATTTGACGAATAGAGTTAATTCGGTCTAGCTCTTGTCTGCGTGTCTTGTCTTGCAATTCACGAACGTTTATTTGAGGCGCTTCTACTTTGCGCTCGGCTTGTGCTTCTACTTCTTTTTTAACGTCAGTCATTTTAGTTTCCTTTTTGTTTTGTTTGTTTGATCTTCCAACCCCTGCGCCCTGCCAGTCTGATGGAATTGAGACGATTGAAATCTCGTATGGAGTCCATTTTTTCGCCCTTATTTGTGTTCTTTCGTTGTCTCTAGTTTCTTCCCAATCGCCAGCCGAATAGCCAACAGATATGAGCGTCCTAATACCGTCAATAACGTCTTGGTAAATCTCTTTACCTCTCTTGCTTTTTGAGAAGCGAATAACTGCTCGACCAACGCGGTCGCCGTCAATTCTCGCGCTCTCTACAACGCCCACCTGGTCGTTTCTGTCATGCTCCACTAACACCGCGCCGCCGTTGTTCAAACGGTCGAGCCTCACGCTTTGCGGGTTATGGTCTAAGACTTCATCGACAGTCGAGCCATTCATAAAACGCTCGACCGGGACTTCCGAAGAAAAAGCCACCTCTATGGTTCTTTTTTCTTCGTCTGTATTTGTAAAATCCGCGATTCTCATCTCGCGGGTTAAATTCTTATTTATTTTCTTGGTCATTCTTTATGCCCCTCATGGATTCCCATTCTCTAATTTCTTCAAGTATTTCTTCTGGATCTTCACCCCGACTAGCAATGATTCTTTGAGGCGAAATCAATCCGCTCTCTAAGTCCATCTGATAGCCCTTAGCCTCTTTCTGCGGATCTGTAGACAACCATCTACGCCCCTGAAAATGCGCCTTCATGTATTCATTAACTGGCCTAGATAATGGTCTAGTCCCAATCATTATTTGTTGACGCAAAACAGCGTTCCTAATAAAGTCCTCATATAACGGCTTTACTACGCAACGGATAAACCAATTCTGTCTGTCAATAAAGCTCTCTCGCTCGTCTTGACCACCCCACCGAATAGATGAGTAGTTAACGTCCGACATATCACCAGAAAGTGAGGCGTAACTAATATCCATTCCCGCGCCTACATCGCGTATACCCTTCTTAGTAAACGGCGTATAAGCATCGCTTGGGTAGTTAGGATCAAAGCCTGTGAACTCCTCACCATCGGCTAACTTCTCAATAGTGCCTGGGCTAAAGTCCATTGTAGGCAAGCCGTTGTCGTACTCATCATCATCATCATCAGCGCCGCTTATGAATCCCATTTTAGACGCACCCGCACGAGCCGCTATCAAAGCCGATTCGTCAAAAGCGTCTAAGTGCTTCAACCTAGTTAGTGACGCGCTGGCCCAGGGAATACCCCTTGATTGATTCGCCCAATCTCGAATAAAGCAATGGTAGATTTGCCCAGCATCAATACGTCTTACGTTGTAAGCCGAGTATCCACCATCTTCATCTATTGTCTTAAGCCATAAAGCCGCAACCTTAGAGCCTGAATACTCCACACCTAAGCGTGTAACATTGCCGCTTGTCTCTTTTTGGTTGCGCTCTGTGTAGATAAGCTGCGGGTCGATGTTCTCAACTTGCAAGCCATACTTTCCCTCGTTATGAACAATGAATAAGAACTCACCATCAACAAAAGCGGTTTTTACCCAAAGAGAACAAAGCTCTACAAAGCTCATACTTCCAGTGTAATCACAGTCATTAACGCACCAGTCCATCCACGCCGCTTTAATCGCCTCGTTAGCTGGCTTGTCTAGCCTTTGGGCATCACGCTTAACCTTTGGATACACCGTAATGCCTTTTGAGCCGATCACGTTCTTGGCCATGATGTTAGCCGCATGGCGCATCAATGGATTATTTCGCGTCTGCTCTCTACTTCTAGCCACCAAAGAACTATGCTGGCTCTTTAATATCTGGTCTATGCTTGATGCTTGTGTAGTCCAACCGTCAAAAAATAACTTGTTCTGGGCCGCGCTAAAATCACGCTTCTGAAACTGCGATTTACTCGGTGCGTAATCGTCTTTGATTCTCTTTTTGAATAACCCAAACATTAAACGCCCATCCTGATATGAATTGTGCGGCCACTGTCTAAGCCGTTAGCAATGCGCTCCTGTCTTTTCAATCGCTGGTATTCGTTCTTATAGAATTTTCGAGCCTCGATAAGCTCACCAAAAGAAAGTCTGGAGATAGAACGACTTGCACCGCTATCACCAAATGATATCGAATAGCTTTGCTGGTCTTTGCTGGCCTTGCCCTCAATAGTCAACTCAATAGCGTCTAAAACCTTCTTACAGTGCGCCCTCGCATCAAACGAAGTCTCACCAGAAAAGTCGGAAACAACCTCAAGTGTTCCCGCGCCTACCGAATAACGCTCGCTTGCTTTTGTAACGTATGCTTGCCACTTGTAAGTACCAACAACCCACGCAACCGTAGTCGCTGCCGCAACATTGACTAAGTGCGTACCATCGCCATTATCAGACGCACTAAAGTTATATTGATTCGTTGAAGATACCAGCGCATAAGACAAAACCCAGCTATCCTCTGGCGCGTAATCTGATACAGACTTGGTAAATTTAAGGGTATCCCCCGCCACCAACTTCTCTGGCTCTTTGCTTGCTACAGTCGCTACCATGAATTTACAAACCCGCTTGGTCTTTTCTTGCGTAAAGGCGAGCCTCTGCGCGTAATTGTTTTTGCTATAGGCGCTTCTGGTGTCTGCTTAACCGCACCCGATAGCCTGCCCCACTTAGGCGACATTAGCCGCAACGCCGCATGAGAATAAACCCGACAATCTAAAGGCTCGTTTCTCTGTCCTGCGTGATTCAAAACCCACTTTAATGTGGTCTGACCTTGTATCAACTTCCGCACAACCCTCTCAGCCGTTAGCTGCTCAAAATGCTCAGGGTCATACTTTGGGTCAATCGGAAAGTGGCAATAGCCTGGCGTTATGCCCGACTCATTTTGCTTCAACTTCAAACGCGAATACAAAACCGTTTTAGCTTCATCCGTTCCAATAATCTCGGACTTCTTTTTCTTGCTTCGAGACTTCCTAAGCCTTAATTGCCTAAGCTCTTTGCTCTCAACAATCGGACGCTTACCAGCTCGACCTATGCCAGCCCAAACATAACGCCTGTTTAAACTCTTAACGAACGAGTGAACAACGCTAGGCAAATAACCCGCATCAATAACACCAGCCGAAAGCGTGTAATTTCTATCCTTACCCTTGAACTCTGTAGTTAGGTATTCTTTAAAATCATCCCAAACGTGATTCTTAGTTGATGACGTATCGCCGTCGAATATCTGGTAATCAATAGACCAGCTTTCTTCATCCTCAGACCATCCAACAACCTCGCACTCAATACGATCCGCCTGAATGTCTGCGCCAAAGGTTAATACTTGCGCCCCTTCTGGAACGTCTTGCGCGTATGTCTCGCGCTTCTCATACAACTCATTACCCTGGATGCCATCGCCTTCCAAGTCTTTCCACGTTTCGTTAAAGTCTGTATTAACGACCACCTGTAATTTGTCTGGATCGCCTTGCGCCGATAAAAACGCTTGAACCGACTCGCGCCACTCGCAAATCAAAGTGCCTAGCGTATTTGCAAATAACGCAACAATCTCTACACCTTCGTCATGTTTGAGAATGTACTTTCCAGTACGCTTAATCTCATCTTCTTGGTCTAATCCGTGAAGATTCCCGCACGACTCACACTCATAAGTGATTGTCTCAACGTCTCTATCCGTAAACTTTAAATGTTTAAATTCAGGGTATTGATATTCACCGCACTTTAAGCAAGCCAAAGACCAATAGTAAATCTGATCCGCACCATCACCGCGCTCGCCATCGTCATCTATCGCGCCAAACACCTCTGCATCTATTCCTATTCCGTCGTAAGTCCGAGAACTTACCGTTAATTCTTTAGAGTTAGGGAATCGGGCCAAACGCTTACGCGCTAAAAGCAAGCTGTTGCCCTCTTTCGTAGACTCCCACCGATTCAACTCATCACAGACCAAGTAACGAATAGGACGTGAAGCCAAACCCGCCGGACTATTTGCCCCTGCAATCGCAATGAACCCGCCAGGGAACGTCTTACGTCCGATAGTGTTTCCTGAATTACGCTTATCTGAGTCTTTGACCAAATCCGTTAGTGCCGGAGTGTCTCGAATCATCGGCGCTAGTCTGTCCGTACTAAACGCCTTACCCATCGGCTCTACGTTTGGCTGTACGACCAACACTGGCGCAGGGTCTTGGTGCATTATGTAACCGATAAAGTTTTCAGCTACTGTCGTCTTAGCTATTTGACTAGACCAGGGCAACAAAACCCGCTTACATGGATTCTTAGGCGATAACAGCGTCATTGGTAACTCACAATGCGGAGTACGGCTCAAATCATACCGCCCGGCTAATGCGCTAGACTCGTTTGATAGATACCGATACTCGCTAGACCATTCCGCAACGGTTAAATCAGGTGGTGGCGTGAATAACTTAGCTACACCCCGCCTAAATAACTGGCTCTGCTTCTGATAGCTCATCTAGTGCCAGCGTGATTCCTTCGTTTAGTTTGTCTCGGTGCTTCTTAGGCACTAATTTGCCAAGCTGTAAAATCTTAGACCTAGCATTGCCCACCAACTGACCAAACTCTGAAACCGCAACATCAAGCGGAATTAACTCGCCCCGCTTTTCTTCTTCTTTTAGCTGCTCCATATTGGCTTGGTGGTGTTTGAGCCGCGCTTCTTCTTCTTGCTTGTCGTAATGCTTGCCATCTTGCGTAACTACTCGGCGCTGTATCTCTTGATCGCGCCACCATGCGAGACAGTCAACTGTGTTATATGTGTTCCCATTAGGTCCAGTCTGCCTAACCACCACTGGAAGCCCCTTATGGCCCCAATCCCTAAGCGTTTTGGTCGTTACACCGAAAATGTCAGCAAGCGTCTTACTGTCTACTTCCATGATTTATAACGAACATTAGTTTAAAAATTTGTGGGTAGAGAAATTCCGCGCGAGCGAACAACCA